ACATATTATTGATAACAATCGTTATCTACAAGAAAACAATAAACCGATGGTGAGTACTGAAGTTATTGGTGACTCAGGTATTGGTAAAACATCTTCTATCGTTCAGTTAGCAGATGAATTAGGATTAAATTTTGTTAAATTGAACCTTGCACAAATTGAGGAAATTGGTGACTTGGTTGGTTTTCCAATTCGTCAATTTGAAATGACTGATAGTAAAGAAAGAACATGGGTTGATGAAAACGCAGTTGAGGATTATAGAAAAGAAGGTTATTCAACTACAGGTTTGAACCGTATGAGTTATTGTCCACCAGAATGGATTAGTGGAAAAGAAAATGGTGGTATTCTATTATTGGATGACTGGAATAGAGCTGATATGAGGTTCATTCAAGCTGTAATGGAGTTAATTGATAGACAACAATATATCAGCTGGAAATTACCTAAAGATTGGCATATTATTTTAACTGCGAATCCTGATAATGGAGATTATTTAGTTAACAGTATTGACAACGCTCAGAAAACAAGGTTCATTAGTGTTAATTTGAAATTTGATCTTAAATGTTGGGGTAAATGGGCTGAACAATCTAAACTAGATGGCCGTTGTATTAACTTTATGTTGATGCATCCGGAACTAGTAACTAAAGAAGTTAACAGTAGAAGTGTTAGTATGTTCTTTAATAGTATTAGTTCACTTAAATCGTTTGAAGAGTCATTACCACTAATTCAAATGATTGGAGAAGGATCAGTTGGTTCTGAATTTAGTACTTTGTTTACAATGTTCATCAACAATAAATTGGATAAGATGATTTCACCAGAGAACATCATGACACAAGATGAACAATATGTACTTAATACACTTAAAGGATTAGTTGGTAAAGATAAAGAATATAGAGCAGACATTGCCGCTACATTAGGTACTAGGGTTGCTAACTATTTAGAGTTCTACGCTAAAGATAATGCGGTTGAAAAACCACTTATAGAACGTATAAGTAAGATTGTTACCGAGAAAATATTTGCTACGGATGTAAGTTATAATATGGTTAAATCAATTTATAATAGCAATCCAGGTAAATTTAAATTGATGATGTTAAATAAAGAATTGGTTAAATATATTACTAAGTAATCATGACTCAACTAAAGAGAATAACACATGAGGATGCTCACTTTTATAAGCTGTTAGACAGTGATAAATTGACACCAGAACAAGTTTGCGACAAAGCCACAGCGTTCACTTTAACCCCCGACCCGGCTAACCCGGGTTGGGATTTAGTGACCTACTATCAAGACAGTCCCTTAGATAGAGATGGTAATTTAGTTCCAACAGAATATGTTTACGTTTTAGTAAACAAGTCAATGCCAGACATGGTCAAGATAGGAATGACAATTAGAGAAGTAGACCAACGAGCAAAAGAAATATCAGGTGCAACTGGCGTTCCGACTCCTTGGATACCTGTTTATTCATTTAAATGTTTTAATTCATATAAATTAGAACAAGAGCTTCACGCGCATTTAGATGCGGTTCGTGTATCAGGTAATCGTGAAATGTTTTATTTACATTCAAAAGATGCTATTGATATTGTTAATCAGTTGGGCGTTAAATACACTATATCCCCACTTTAAACGGCTAAAATCTATGGTTCGTATATATTTATATAAGTCCATTTACCCCCGTTAAATCCCCGGTAAAGGCCGCCGGAAAAGTTTGGATGACCTTAATAGGAAAGTTTGGCCTCCCAGAGATTTTTCCGTATTTTTTAGAAAATAGTAAATAAATTAATAATTACTTATGAGTACTAGAGAGATGAAGGAAGTGAGAAATGGGAAGAGAGAAGTAGGAGTTAGATTGTTAACGTTAAGTAACTGTGATTACTGTACTTGGCTGAAGAGTGAATTAGATGCTGAAGGGATATTCTACACTAACATTGACGTTGACCAATTTTCCGAATTCGCTGATGCGATCGAAGAAGAATATCAAACTGAAGTTTACCCAATTGTGTTCCTTGACTTAGGAAATGATGAAGTAACTATTGTACCTGAAACGAGTTTGGAAACATCAAAAACATTACGTACATTTGACACGATACCACAATTAGTAGGTATCATAAAATCATATATAAAATGAGATATAAACAACCAATTGAAAGAAAATTAGACCAACTTGAGAATATGTTAAACGGTTTTGGCGCTCGTTTTTCAGATCCTAAATTTAATATTCTAGAAGCTAAAGAAATGCTTTCTACTATGAAGGATAAAGTTGAAGAAATTAGAACATTAATTAATGCCGAAACTGAATAGTAAATATAAAGAACTAATTCAAACACTCCAGCTTAATCCTAAATTTATTTTAGGTGGTAGTTGTGCTTTACGTCTTTTAGATTTACTTGATCGTGAAACTGAAGATATAGATATTAACGTTACCCAGGCTTTAACTTTAGAAGATGTAAATATATTAGTTGAACAACATGGTTTCACTACTCCGAAAATAGAAGTAATAAATCAATCAACTAATGAACTTGAAATACAACCACAACCACTTTCTCTATTACCTAATTATCATCATATTAAATTAGAGAAAGATGGTGTTGTGATTGATATTTTTAATCATGTAGAACTTGATAATAAAGTATTAGGTATTGATCCTAAAGACCAAATTATGGTTATTGATGGTATTAAAGTATTACACCCATTACTAGTCATTTTCTTTAAAACAAGATCTGTGTTATTAAAAACACCAGATAATATTACATATAAAGGAATAGAAGACCTAAAAACAATATTCACTAATTCAGATCAATTATTAAAATATAAGTTATGTTAACACCAGAACAAATACAATCAAATTGGCAGCAGTTTGAATTTAATATTAAACATTATATTAAAGGAGAACGAGCTGATAAATTATGGGCGTTCTATAAGAAATATGAAGAACGTTTTATTATGATGCCCGCATCTCATAAATCACAATATCACAACTGTTTTCCAGGTGGGTATGTTGATCATGTAAATAGAGTAGTTGAAGCCGCTCTTAAAATAGACGCTGTATGGAAAGAAATGGGTATGGTTGATACTTACACAACTGAAGAACTTGTATTTTCAGCTATTAATCATGACTTAGGTAAGTTTGGAGATGAACAAAACGAATCATACATTGAACAAACAGATCAATGGAGACGAGATAAACTAAACGAAACGTATATGTTTAATGATCGTTTAGAATATATGACAGTACCTGATCGTGGTTTGTTCTTATTAATGACTAATGGTATTGAATATACTAAAAATGAATTCTTAGCAATTAGAACTCATGATGGTTTATATGAAGATGCTAATAAAGCTTATTTGATGGGTTTCACACCTGAAACTAAACCACGTACATCAATTATGTTTGTTCTACATCAGGCTGACTTATTAGCTGCTCGTATTGAATTTGAAGTTGAATGGTTACCTAAGTTATTAGGACCACGTGTTGAAAAACCAGCTAAAGAAACTAATTTTAAACTAAATAAAAACGCTAATCCAGTAATCAAACAAAAGGCATTAAAGAAATTGTCTAACCCAGGTTTAGCAGATTTAATGAAAAACATATAATATGATATTAGGAATTATTTCAATTATTTTATGGGTGTTAACAATTGTAGGCTATATTATTTGGAACTTAAATAATAAAGTAGCTAAATTAGAAGCAATTGCGACCAAACAAAAAATTGTTATTGACAGTGTACTAGCAATAGTTGAAGAATCAAATAAACAACTTGCTCAAGCTGACTTAACTGAAGCATTTAAATCGGATGATCAGATTGGTTTCTTCTTCCGTAACTTACAGAACATACAAGATTCATTAACCCACTATCTTAAAAATTAATATGGCAGAAGAAGAAATATTGCTTACTAAGAAGGGAACTGTCCGTAAACGTAAACCAAAGAAAGCAAATGTCTATTTTACCCAAGACACTGAGGATGCTATCTTAGAGTATTTAAAATCAAAAAATACTAAGAAACGAAATCAAATATTTAATGAAAGAATTAATTACGCGTTCCATAAACTGGCTGAAAATATCATTCACACTTTTAAGTTTTACTATACAGAAGTGGATACAATCCCTGAGTTACAACATGAAGTAGTAGCATTCTTATTAGAGAAATTACATTTATACAAACCAGAAAAAGGTAAAGCGTTTTCTTACTTTGGTACAATCGCTAAACGTTATTTAATTTTATATAACAACGCGAACTATAAAAAACTAAAAGACAAAGCACCTGTGGAGGCTGCAGATGAAGATAAAACAATATTAGTAGACCTAGTTAAAAATAGTGAAGATGATGGTGATCAAGTTTATGAAACACCTTCATTCCTAAAACAGTTTACTAAATATGTCGACGCTAAGTTATTTGATTTATTTCCAAAACAACGTGATGCTCAAATAGCAGACGCTATAATGGAGTTATTTAGAAAAAATGAAAATATTGATATTTTTAATAAAAAAGCATTATATATCTATATTAAAGAAATAACAGACGCATCAACTCCTCAAATAACTAAGATTATTAAGCGTTTAAAAGTAGTGTACATTAGAAAATATAATGAATATTATGAACACGGACATGTAACTATGTCTAACTAACTCTTTCTGCTCTCCATATTTATATATAACATTATAGAATATAATATGGATTTTAATCAAGTTTTATTTAAAGACAAGACTTTCGCTAGCTTACTTGAAGATATATACAAGAACGCTGGGCGTAAAGAAAAAGAAATTAAAGCATTAATCGATCAACTGAAGCCTATGATACAGGAACCAGGTGACGCGATGATGCTTGTTCCTTTGTTAAAGGAATATATGGAATTAGCAATCAAAAACGATGATGCGTTAATTAAAATGGCGGGTATTGTTCAACGTGCTATGGCTAATACAGGTGAAGGTGGAGATGGCGGAATGTTAAGTGATCGTGATAAAGAATTGTTATTCCAAGAAATTAACAATACTGGTCAAAACATTGAAGTAAAACAAATAGGAAATGGGAACGGGTAATACAATATCATATAATAAAAAAACTAAACCAAGTAGTGATAATGTAGGAACTAAAAATACTCCTAACATGTCACCCTTTTTCTATGGTGTTGTTACTTATATTAATACCCAAACTAGAGCTATACAATTCACAACATTAAAGAATAATGTTGGGCCTGTTAAAATGGGTGATGCTGTTCCTTCATATAAGGATAATATTACATTACCTCAACTTGATGACGTAGTTCCTTTATTTATAGGACCTAGTTTTGAATCAGGTATGTTAGGTGAACAAGATACATCAACTGTTTATTATTTAAATCCAATATCTAATTTACAAGAACTAGATAAAAATGGACTTGTAAGATCAAGTAAAATCTCTGCTTCTCCTGATAGTGTTAACCCATCAAAATTAGACTATAAAAAAGCATTAAACGGATTTACAAAATAAAATGAGTACTAAACAATATTATAACGACACTAAACCTGGTGAAACTTCTATTGAATCTAGAAGTGGCGCTAAAATTGTTATGGATGAAAAGGGTGGTACTACTATTGTTTCTAACTTACAAGATCAAAATATAGATCAATTACGCACTGATAATTTTAAAGGTAATATAGCACCTAACCCAGATAAAAATAATTCATATCTTTATATAGGAAAAGGAAATATAGATATTAATAATCAAGGAAATACTAATCAAGATTCAATATCAGTAGCGGCAAGTGCTGATAGTAAAGATATAGTTCAACCTATAATACCAACTCCTATTGCTTCATCTTTACCAAATAGTGAACCAAAACCATCCCCAACACCAACCCCAGCAGTATCAGAACCAGTAGTTGAAGAAGGAATTATTATTGATCGAGAAGATTTACCATCAGTAGAATCTAATAGTCAATATCAGTTTTATCAAAACGCCGGTGTTCCTGAACAATCAGATACAAATAAAAAATTAACTGTTAGAGAAGAAAAACAATTATTAGATGAAATAGCAGGTAAAGAATTTAAAGTTGGAGCAATTACTATTAGTGTAGTTAGTGGTGGTAAATTAACTCCTGAAGCTCAAGTATTATTAGATTCATGTAAAGCAGATAACGCTGTTAATACAGCTATTAAAATGAATCCTACTAATTATGCTACTATAGTGAATAGTAATTTACCTCAATTTAAATATAATGGAATAATGCATAATATTATTGTAGCTAAAATGAAATGTCCTGTTAATTTATTTTGTGCAGCTGGTGTTTCAACTTCTTTTATAGCTACAAACGGTAATGATAAAGCAGGAAATTTTCCAATAAATAATAGTTCTCAATTAGCCAGAAGTATATCAGGCGCTATTATATTAAATAGAAATGATGATTATAATGATCAAGAGTTAACAGATTCTGGAGTGACTAAATTTAATCAAACTTTAAATTTTACAGGTGGTATTTTTTGTGTCACTAAAAGAGATGGAACAGGTCATATAGGAATGGTTTTGGGCTCTGAATTAATAGGAAAAGTAGGTTGGATTTATACTCTTGAATTTAATACAAGTGGTGGTAGAGGAAATCAACGAACTGGAGGTCAATTAGCATTAAGAAAAAGAAAAATAGGGGGAAGTTGGGGATTTACAGACATTGCCTTTACAATTGCTCCTACAAGCCAATATGGTGGAGGTAAATGGGCTCCTAATGGATTAGGTAAAGATAATACTTATTTATCGATTGGTAGTTGGATACAAAATAAATCATTTTTTAGTTAATGGAAGATATAAAAACATATGAAGGTGAACAGATAGTATTATCATCAGGACGACTTGTATTTAACTCTCGTTCTGATAGTACTTTTATTAGTTCAAGACAATATATTAATTTATCTGCTGGAGATAAAGTAACAATTGATGTTGGTCCTATAGATAGTGATAATGAAGAAAATATGTTTCTAGTTAACGCTCCTAGAGTACAATTCGGATTAGATAAAAATGGAGTTGCTGAACCTATAGTTAAAGGTGAACAACTAGACCAAATAATGACTCAATTAATGGAAGCAATTTCATCCTACACTGATATGGTTCAAGCAGCAGCTTTAACACCAGGACCAATTATGTCTGCTATGTTAGGACCTGCTAATTCATTTTTGAAAAGCAGATTTCAACAGATAAAATTCAATTTAGATAATTTTAAATCAACTAACTCATTTACAATATAATGGCTGTAGGAGATAACATATCAAATATAAATTCCCAAGCAAAAGATGCGGCTAATAAAGCTAAAGAAAAAGCAGCTCAAGCAGCGGCGGCCGCCGCTACAGTAGCCGCTACAGCGCGTGCTGCTCAAAAGAAAGCTAAAGAATTAGCTGATAAAGCTAAAAAAGTAAAAGAAGTAGCTGAAAAACAAAAAGAAAAACAAGCACAATTAAAAAAATCATTATCTGATAAAAAGAACTTTTTAAAAGATCAAACAAAAATAAACCCAGCTGACGCTAGAGCAGCTGTGATATCTGCTGTTTTACCTATATTAATGAAGTTTGTTGATGCTGAAAAAGTAGCTAATTTACTAATAAATAAACTTATTAATGATACTAAAACTAAATTAAAAGATAAAGGACGTGTTGTAGTTGTAGATGGAGCTATTACTTTTATTCCAAAAGATAAAGCTAATTATGATCAATTTAAAGCTGATTTTGAACGTAAAGTTAATCAATTAAAATCAGTAATCAAAACTCTTAAAGATGCTATTAATCTTTTAATGACAATACTTAAAGTAGTTAAGGCGGCTGTTGTTGCTTTTAAAGTATACGCTACTATATTAAAAATAAGATTAAAAGTTCAAGCGGCTGCTTCAGCAGCAGAATTAGCATCACCATCTCCATCTAAACCTATAACAATTCAATATCTTATATCTAAACAAACATATGATGATGTTATAGTTCCTTTAAATGAAAAAATAACTAATTATGGTTTAATAGCATTATCACTTTCTTCAATACTAAAAATATATCAAAGATTAATAAATAATATTCAAATCAAATTAAATACTTTAAAATTAACTATTGTATCTTCATCAGTTAATGATAACGCATTAATAGTGACTAATGAATTAACTAACACAATTGATGAAACAACTAATGATGAATTAACAGATACTGAATATAGTAATGGAGAACAAACCTATATCATTAGAGTTATAAAAACTCCATCAGGAGCGTTACAAGCAATAGCTTTAGATTCATTCACTAAATTGAAAATAACTCAAACAGCCCCAAGTAAATTCCGTAAAGCTGATGAATTAATTGATGAACTTAAACAAATACTAGGATAATAAAATATTTATAAACATGAAAGCAGATACTTTTATAAAATTATTGCGTAAAGTTATACGTGAAGAAGTACAAAATGTTGTGCGTGAAGAATTAGGTATACTATTAGAATCACCTAAATCTGAGACAACTATAACAGAAGCAGCAAAACCAGTTGTGAAAAATTCAATGGTTGAATCAATCAAACCAGTGAAACCAACACAACCAGCTAAACCAATGTCATTTACATCTAACAACGTTTTAAATGATATTTTAAATGAAACAGTACAAACTGGTGACTGGCGTTCAGTAGTTGATGCAACGTCTCAAATGGCGCCTAACTTTGGTCCTATGAACGGAACTTATGGTGGAATAACAGAAACAGCTGTAGTAAACAGTGTAGATCAAATGTTATCTTCAGCTAGACCTGCTGGTGATGTTACACATGTTAAAATAGATGCTGTTCCTGACTTTAGTGGATTAATGAAAACAATGAAAGAAAAAGGACAAATATAATGTTAAAAAGACAAACATTCTCACTTAATCCCCAAGACGTCGGACAAAAACGAGGTATTGGTATTAATGTGCTTTTTAATAATGATACTAGTGTATTTAATCAAACATTCACTACTAAAGATCAAGTAAAAGCTAATTTAGTTAATTATATACTAACAAATAAAGGCGAACGTTTTTTTGACCCATCATTTGGTGGTGATTTAAGAGCATCATTATTTGAACCAGATACATCATTTGATACTGTAGTAGCTAGATTAGAAACAGAAATATATGCTTATGTACCTAATATTATAATTAGAGATATTAAAATTAAAAAATATTCAGATGAAAATTTAGTAAATATAATATTAGATTACTCTATTAATAACCAAAATGATAATTTAGTCATTAATGTTTCAACACAAGATTTAAATAAATAATAATGGCAAACACTCCAGACATAAAATATTTTGATAAAGACTTTAGTACACTAAAGCAGGATTTAATTAACTATGCTAGAACGTACTTCCAAAACAGTTACATGGACTTTAGCCCATCAGCTCCTGGTAACATGTTTATAGAAATGGCTGCTTATGTAGGTGATGTTTTATCATTTTATACAGATACTCAATTACAAGAGACATTATTATTATATGCTCAAGAACGTAAAAATATTATAGCTTTAGCTTATGCTTTAGGTTATAGACCTAAAATAACTTCAGCTGCTTCTGTAATGTTAGATGTTTATCAATTAGTACCTTCTAATGGTGCTCCTGATTATAAACCAGACTATAGATACGCTTTAAAAATTGATGAAAACGCAACAATTAAATCAATATCAAATCCTAGTATTACATTTTTAACTCAAAATTTAGTTGACTTTAATTTCTCATCATCATATGATCCAACTGATGTTGTTATATATCAATACTTTTCAAGTACTACTAATCCACAATATTATCTACTTAAAAAACAAGTAGAGGCTGTATCTGGACAAATAAAAACAACAACCTTCACTTTTGGTAATCCTGAACAGTTTCCAACTGTTACTATTAATGATTCAAATATTATTGAAGTATTACAAATAACGGATAGTGATGATAATACATGGTATGAAGTTCCTTATTTAGCTCAAGATACAGTATTTGATGAATCACTTAATCTACCAATAAATGAACCTAACTATTATCAAGAAAATAATAGTGCTCGTTTCTTATTACGTTTGAAAAAAGTACAAAGACGTTTCACAACACGTTTTAATGATGATAATAATTTAATATTAGAATTTGGTAGTGGTGTAACATCAGTAGCTGATGAAACTATTATTCCAAACCCAGATAATGTTGGTTTAGGTTTAGTAGATGGTATAAGTAAAATGAATTTAGCTTATGATCCATCAAACTTCCAATATACAAATGAGTATGGTATTGCTCCTCAAAATACAACATTAACTGTACAATACTTAGTAGGTGGAGGTGTAACAGCAAATTTACCATCAGATGATATTGGATTAAATGACACAGTGGTTTCAACTATTAACACATACAATTTAGATCCATCTCTTGTAACAACAGTACAAGGATCAGTTAGATTTAATAATGCTGAACCTTCATCAGGTGGAGGACCAGGTGAAACAACAGAACAAATTCGTTTACAAGCATTAGCTAACTTTCCTACTCAAAATAGAAATGTAACTAAAGCTGACTATTTAGTTAGAACACTTTCAATGCCTTCTAAATTTGGTTATATAAGTAAGGCTTATGTGACACAAGATTATTTAGTAGCGAATGATGTAGATAGACAAAACTTTATCAACAGTAATCCATTAGCTATTTCAGTTTATGTTTTATCAAATGATATTGATGGTAAAATAACTACAGCGTCTAATACTATAAAACAAAACTTAAAAACATACTTATCATATAATAAAATGATGAGTGACGCTGTTAATATTAAAGATGCTTACTATGTTAATATAAAAGTTAATTTTGACATCTCAGTATTACCAGCTTATAACTCACAAGATATACTAACTGGTTGTATTAACGCATTAAAAGATTATTTTGATATTTCTAAATGGCAAATTAATCAACCGATAATCTACTCAGACATTTATAATTTAATAGGTTCTATTAAAGGAGTACAATCAGTTATTAAAGTAGATATTAGTAATTTATCAGGTGGTAATTACTCAACTTACAGTTATGATTTAAAAGCAGCGACAAAACAAGGTGTTATTTATCCATCATTAGATCCAATGATCTTTGAAGTAAGATTCCCTGACGCTGATATTTATGGCAAAATTGTAACTTATTAAACTTAAAATATGGACTTAAATAAATTAAAAGGTCATGTACCTGATAGCGTAATTGGACAAATTCCTGAAGTAATGCAAAAATTTGGCATTGACACACCAGTAGAATTAGCTCACTTTTTAGCTCAATGTGGTCATGAGTCTGGTGGTTTTAAAGTAGTTAATGAAAACTTAAATTATAGTGCTAAAGGATTACAAGGTATATTTAAAAAATATTTTCCAACCCCCGCTTTAGCTGAATCATATCAACGTAAACCTGAAAAAATCGCTAACAAAGTCTATGCAAATAGAATGGGTAATGGTGATGAAGCATCAGGTGAAGGTTTTAAATATCGTGGTCGTGGTTATATCCAATTAACAGGTAAGCAAAACTACACTGCTTTTGGTAAAGCAATCGGTGTTGATATTGCTGCTAACCCTGATTTAGTTGCTACAAAATATCCATTATTATCTGCTGCTTGGTTCTTTAGTAAGAACTGCTTAGGTAAATGTAAAGATGCTTCTGACGCTTCTGTACTAGCTGTTACTAAATGTGTTAATGGTGGTACAATTGGTTTACCTGATCGTCAAAAGCACTTTAAAGAATATCACGCGTTGTTAGCTTAAATTTTATATTTAGCCCATATTTATACTAGAATAATACTAATATAATGGGTGTATATAAAATATTTCCTTCAAAGGACACAACAATCTATACTGACTATAACACGCTAAACGCGGGGTTAGATTCGATTTTAGATTTATCTAAAAACGCTCCTTACTTATATCCTTCATCATCTACCAGTCGCATATTAATGCAATTTGATAATGCTGATATAAGTGACGCTTTATCTAAAGCTGGAGCTAATTATACAGCGTCTTTAAAATTATACAATGCTAATGTTGAAGGTATTCCTACTAATTTTAACATTGATATTTTCCCACTTTATGAAAGTTGGGACATGGGTACAGGACGTTTTAATAATATCCCTGAAACTGAAGATGGAGCTAGTTGGAAATTTAGAAGCGCAAACCAAACAAATGCGTGGGCTTTATCAGGTGCTGGTGTAGCTTCTTCTTATGTAACTGGCAATGATGGAGGAGCTGCTTGGTATACTGCTTATAAAGTAACACAATCATTTGATTATTTTTCTACTAAAGATATTAATGTTAATGTAACTTCTACTGTTGTGGCTTGGGCCGCATCAACAATTAGTAATAACGGATTCATTATTAAGAATACAAGTGATAGTAGTTTTGAATTTAATTTTAATTATCAATATACATTTAACTTCTTTTCAAGAGATACTAACA